CTGATGGATTAGCACCGCTTGCATTAATAAGCGGTATTAATTTAAAAGGATTGGCAGAAGGTTTAAACGCATTTACTATCGGAAGTGCAGCATCAATATTGGAACTTGGCTTCGCAGGTGAGAAATCCGGTCTCGGACTATGGTTACTAGGAAATGGACTAAAACCTTTATCAGAAATAAATGGCGATAAACTATCTGGATTAGCACAGGGCTTAAATGCTTTTACTATCGGAAGTGCAGTATCAATATTAGAACTTGGCTATGCAGGTGAGAAATCTGGTAATGGAATAAAGATGTTAGCCGATGGCTTAAAACCATTATCTGAAATAAACGGCAATAACCTAGTCGGTCTAGCATCCGGTCTAGATGCATTTAGCATCGGAAGTGCAGCATCAATATTGGAACTCGGCTTCTCTGGAGCAGCGTCTGGTCCAGGTATAAAAATGTTAGCTGATGGCCTAAAACCGTTATCTGAGATAAATGGAGATAATCTAATAGGTATCGCAGCCGGCATAGGTGCATTGACAGGCATAAGTGCAATTTCGTTAATAGCATTCGGATATGGTGCAGCAATGGCAGCACCAGGCATATCATTATTAGCATTCGCACTTTCTCTATTAAATCCAGGATTAGAGACAGCTTCTAAATCTGTAGGCACAATTACAACTGACTTAGGCACGTTATCAAATACATTAGGCTCCTTTAAGGGATTAGATACTTTAAAATCTATAGTAGAAACTGTTAATAGTCTTGATACAATAAAAGCATTAGCATTTGGAGCAATAAATGCGTTAGGTGGTAATATATCATTACCACCACCAACTGCACCAGGTAAGAGTGATATGACGACACCCAAGTCTTCTACATTGAATAGTCCTTCAGCTGTATCAGCAGACCAGAATGTAAGTGGAGATCAAGCAGTTCCTAAAGAAGCTGCCGCCGCAGCAGGCTCCGGAATAGAGAAGACAAGCCCCGAGACTAATATAAATACTGCACTCAGCTATCAAAGTTCACTGCTAGATCAGCTTAATCAGAATGTAATCAGCTTAATATCAGTAAATAAGGATATCCTTAGAAGCTCAAGGATGAACGCATAATATGACATGGAAAAAGTTTTTTAAGCCCGTTAATTCGGTCTTACCCGTTGCACAACGAGCAGTTGACAGCACGTCTGCCTATGCTTCTACAGCAAAGTATAGTAACTGGCTCCCAGAAGTATATTCTGGTCCACCCGATCGTCTACAGAGATATGCCGTATATGATCAAATGAATTACGATCACGAAATTAGCGCAGCAATTGATACTATTGCAGATTTCGGAACAGAAAATGATGAAGTCTCTAAGCTTCCACTTGTTATTAAATTTAACGATGATCCTACTCCCTCTGAAATTCAGATATTAGAAAAATCGTTAGGACAGTGGTGCAGACTTAATAAAATCGATCGTAGACTATGGAGAATGTTTCGTTCTGTATTAGTTTATGGTGATCAATTTTTCTTACGCGATCCAGAATCCTTTAAACTTTATTGGGTTGATCCAGCTAAAGTTGAAAAAGTTATTGTAAATGAAAGTGATGGCAAGAAGATAGAAAGTTATTTTATTAAGGATATCGACCTTAATATGAAGAGTCTGGTTGGTACAAATCAACTAAACAAACTTTCAAACGAAGCATTTGGATCCAACAGCATTGTATTCTCGCCGCCTATGCAAGGCAATATGAATTATGTTTCTGGCGGATACGGCGGAGCAGGTACAGCTAACTATCAAGACGGTGGCGCCACAGCAGTGGATGCTGAGCATATTGTGCAAATGTCGCTCACAGACGGCATGAACGCGGCATGGCCCTTCGGTCTTAGCATACTAGAGCAAATTTACAAGGTTTATAAGCAGAAAGAGCTGCTAGAAGATGCTATTTTAATCTATCGCATACACCGTGCGCCTGAACGACGTGTATTCTTTATCGATGTAGGTACTATGCCTCCTAATAAGGCACAGCAGTATCTTGAGCGTATTCGCTATGAAGTGCAACAAAAACGTATTCCAAGTAGAACTGGCGGTGGCGCTAATGTGGTAGACTCTACATATAATCCTATGTCTATCTTGGAAGATTACTTCTTCGCTGTAACAAGCGAAGGCCGTGGTTCTAAAGTCGAGGTATTACCAGGTGGTGAGAACTTAGGCGATATTGATGACTTGCGTTACTTTAATAACAAGATGCTTCGTGCTCTTGGAGTTCCTAGTTCGTACTTGCCGACAGGTCCGGAGGATGGAACAGCAGCAATGAGTGATGGTAAAGTTGGTACAGCATTTATCCAAGAGTTCCGATTCTCTAAGGTTGTAGCACGTTATCAGAAACAGATTATCGAACCTATTGATATGGAATTTAAGTTATTCTTAAAGTTCCGTGGTATCACCATTGATAATAGTTTATTTGCAATAGAGTTTACACCTCCACAATCATTCTCTGAATATCGTCAGCTTGAACTTGATTCAGCACGTATTAACACGTTTACAGCATTAATGGATGTTCCGTTTGTATCAAAGAGGTATATCTTAAAGACGTATCTACATTGGTCAGAAGAACAAATATCCGAAAATGAGCGTATGTGGAAAGAAGAGCGTAGTCGCTTAACCAAGACATTTGCCCCAGATCAGCAAGCTGGCGGTTCTGCACCATCAGGATTATCTGATATAGGCATTACTAGTTCGGGTATCGACGATATGGCACCTGAAGGCGAGGAAGGATCAGAGGGTGCAGCACCGGGCGATACTGGTGCCACAGATGCCGAAGTAGGCGGCTTTGGTAACCAATAATAGATAAATAAGAATATGAGAGCAAAAGAATTATTATGTGAGTTTTATGATCCAGCCGATGATCAACTAGGTCAGGCTAAACTGGATGATACTCGTCGCCCTCGGTTAACTATGCTCCATATTCAAAAGTTAAGAAAATCTCGTGACGTTGAAAAATACGAAAAAGCTCAGCATCTAGAGTTTCTTCCTGACATGTACGGTGCAGCGCCAGATGATTCAGGTGGCGGAATGGGCGCAGTACCTGGTATGTAAAGTAGTAGTTTATCTCGTGTACAACGAGGCTAAATAATACTGCGAATCAAAAATATCAATTAATGGCATCTTTTATAGCCATATCTCCCTACAATCTCCCTCTACGAGTTAAATACAAATAATACTAATAAATAGTATATTGGATATATTAATTTAACCTAGGAGAAATTAGGAATGTCACAACAAAAAAAGCTTGAAAGGGTTTTGGATCTGCTATTAAGCGAAGATTCAGATCAGGCATCAGAATTACTCCACCAAATCATTGTAGAAAAAGCTCGTGTAATTTATGAAAGCATTGTCGATGAAGAAGATGATGTTGAAGAAAAGAAAGACGAACTTGATGAATCTGAAGATGAAGTTGGTGGTGAGCCTAACAAAGATTTCACAGATGAAATTGGCGCCGACCAAGACGAAGTCGATGGCGATCACCAGAATGACGGTGAAGCTGAAGAAGACGACGGTGAGGAAGACGGCGACGAAGATAGTGATGATGAATTCGGCGACGATGAAGGCGGCGAAGGTACTACAGAAGAACGTGTAGAAGACCTAGAAACACAACTTGCTGAACTCCGTGCAGAATTTGACCAGTTAATGGGCGATGAAATGCAAGAGCCAGAACACGCAGACATGGCAGATGAATTCGGCGGCGAAGACGAAGTCGAACCAGCCGGTGATGAATTCGGCGATGCAGGTGGAGCACCTGATTTCGGTGGCGGCGGCGAAGAACACGTTGTCGGCGAAGTAGTTGCTAGAATCTCTGAAAAGAAGAAGGCTGAAAAACTTAAGGTTGCTGCACAAGCAAAAGATAAAAACAAAGACAAAAAAGTCGACGAAGAAACTAAGTTTCTAAACAAAGTTGCTGATACTGGCCAACGTGGCACAGCAAAATTAGTCGGAACTGGCAAGGACTCACCATTAGGTGCTGAACAAAACAAGTCTTCGTTTACAAATATTCCTGCACGTAAAGACTACGGTGGAAAGCCAACTAAGGTTGGTGGCAACGGTGGATCCGGTGGCGAATATGGAAAATACAATGGAGATACAGCGGCAGATAAGACACCTACAGACAATGTAAATCTTAAGCCAAAGAATTCTTCAGTTAAGGCTGACACTACTGCTAAGTTTACTGGTGGTAAGGTTGCAGGTGATGGATTCTCAAAGTCTCCACTATCTAAGAAACCAAGTGGCGCTAGGTAAGGAAATATAATGGCCATGGCAAATAAACTGTACGAGTATCTGTCCTTCGACAAGGCACACGTTCAACTTCTAGAAGAAGATAACAAGACTGGTGGTAAAGATCTTTGCATGAAAGGGATCTTTATTCAGGGTGACGTAAGAAACCAAAATCAGCGTGTTTATCCTATTCGTGAAATTGCCAGAGCTGTAAATTCTATTACAGAAAAGTTAAGTAGCGGTCAATCAGTTATGGGAGAGCTCGACCATCCGGAAGAGCTTTCGATTAACCTTGACCGTGTGGCCCATCTTATCACTGAAATGTGGATGGATGGTGCAGATGGATACGGAAAGTTGAAGATTGTTCCAACTCCGATGGGCAACATTGTAAAGACATTGTTACAGTCGGGAGCGAAGTTGGGTGTATCTTCCCGTGGTTCTGGAA